GAGAAGAAGAAGAAGAAGCCTTTAAATTTGAATAAGAAGAATAGGGGAGTCTGGGTCTGATGCCACCAAATATACCAGAATGGAGAAAGCAACAATTAAACACAAGGTCTAGTGACGAAGCGTTACGTAACGTTCATAAGGCGGTAGGGAATACGAATCTTCCGGGATGGCAGTTCGCTGATTTCTGGTGGGGTGTGAAAGAAGGTGCAAATCCTGTAGATGTTGCTACGGAAATGGCGAAAGATTTAGTGATTGGCGGTGTGTATCTTAAGGGAAAAAAAGCTATTGGTAAGCTTAGTGAAAAAGAGGTATTCAAAAATATAAGAAAGGCATCAAGTGAATACGCTGATGACGTTATAGGCAGGGTTCAAAATAAGTTTTCCAATTTGCATGGGCAAACAGTTCCTGACGCAACGGTTATTATTACCAAGAAGACAAAGTCCCAAAAGAAGAAAACGCAAGCACCAAAGCCAACACCTAAACAAAAATATATAAAACCACAACAAACAAAACAGAAAAAAGTACACGGCAACCCTAGAAGAAAAAAACCTAGATAGAGAGAATTAACTAATGACTGATTGGACATCCGCAGACGCATATATACCTAAGAGATATAAGAAATTATATGAAGCAGCAAACGAGATTGCTCCTACTGTTTATAAGATGACCAAGGATGGTTTCAAGTCAGCTACAAAAATTACTAAGAAGCCGCCAGTTGATAAGTCTGCTACTAAGAAGCCGTCATTGATGAAGAGGGCTTTTGGAGATACGGCATGGCATGGTGGCAAAAAGACTAAAAAGGATAAGACTACTAACAAGAAGAAAAGCACTGTGCTTCCAAGAGGGCCAGTAACAGATGTAGACAAGCAGAAAGCTGGCAAGGGCAATATAGTTAGCATAAAAAATACGAAAGATACTAGTTCTCTTAAGATAGAAACTCCAGATTTGAAGATTGTTAAAACGACACCGAAGCCTAAGTCTAAAGCAGGCAGACCTCCGAAAGTAGATCCGAATGCTAATCCAGTGACTGAGGGATTATTAGGGAGATTTACTAGTCCTAAAGTATTAGCAGGCCGTGAAAAAAGGGCGGCAAAGAAAAAAGCTACAGGTAATGTTTATGGTCATCCATTGAAGAAAGATGTCGTTACTGTTCAGGGTGGTGGTGCGAAGAGAGGTGATATTGCAAAGGGCAGACCATCTACTGATATGCAAAGATATGACAAGACAACTGGGAAACCGTTGAGAGAGGGACTTACTATAGGGAGAGGGGAACCTATGTCTCGTGGTACTAAACCTAAACCAATTGCTGGACAGCCAAAAAAAAGGAGAAATAGATAATGGCTCGTAAGAAGAAGAATCAGGTAGTTCCATATAAAAAGAAGGGGATGACTTTTAAAGATGCTACCAATTGGCTTGTCCCGAAAAAACTTAAAAAGGTTGGGGAAGGAATCAAGAAGGTTAGAACTAAAATTAGTGAGGCTGCAAAGAGGAGAGCCGATGCCAAAGCTGCCGCCCAAAAACCGATGGATGATTATATTGCTGGTACTGGGAAGATACCTACCAAGTCTATGGCTAAGTCAGGGAAACTGGATGTTGGCACAGGGGAACGTGCAAAACTAGCAGGCGGTGAAGTAAAACACACTAGTAAAAGTAAGACACAAAAACATTCCCCAGATAAACCTACTGGTGGTTACAAGCCCGGTAGTGTGGTAGCTAAAACTCAGAAGAAAACTTTACATGGTGGTAAGCTTTCTTCTTCACCTAAAAAGTTGGATACGTTGGCGAAGGAGAAAGAAAAAATACGTAATAGTAATATGACTATGCAGCAGAAAAAAGATGCTATGACTGCATTAAATAAAAAGAAAGAAGCGGCAGATATTCGGGCAGCAGGACAAAAGAAGAGTTCAGAGCATCTGGATACTCCAGAAGGTCAAGCGGCTTACCAGAAAAAGGTAAAAGAAAGGAAGGATATAAGCAAAAAGAGGAAAGAAACTTACTAAGTATGCTACAGAAATACCTCAGAGTTAGTAAACAGCAAGACGACAAGCTACTCCACTTACGGAAACTGGAAGGTGTCATAAACACTCCGCACTGGCAGGAAGTACGTGAGGAAATGGAGGACAGCTTGTTGAAGGAGTACATGAGGATAGAGGAGTGTAACACAATAGAAGAGTTCATACAGGTCAAGGCAAACATATTCGCATTGAAGCGTTTGGCTGGACTGAATGGACTCGTTGAGACTGTTCATGGTAGACGGCTCAGGGTTCGCCCTCCTCAAGGGCAGATGAAATAGGAGAACTACAATGGCTACAAAACAAGCAGCACCGTCAGGAAAGAAAGTTGTTACAAGTGAAACTATTCTTGAACAAGAATCGGAGTCGGCACCCGGTATAGCAGATGATTACGATCCAGCAAAACTGGAGAATACTGCATCTGAGATGGGACATTCATTAGGGTTGGACGATGTTGCGTCTACGGATCTTGATTGGTCTGATATGGCTCCAGTAAAGGAGTTTGATAATCCAAATCAACCACCGCAAGAGCAACCACAGCCAACGCAAGAGCAAGTACCGCAAGAGGAAGTTCCTCAAGAACAACCATTGCAGGAAGCTCAGGATGTTGATCTCACAAACAGTATGCGTAAAAGAATTTCAGGTATCAAGGAAAAGTCAACTCAAGAGTTGGCTGAGAAGGATGCTCTTATTGCAGCAAGGGATGACCAGATTGCTAAGATGCAAAGTATGGTTCAGGAGTATACACAACTTCAAGAATCATACAGACCAGTCGAGGGTGATGCTGGAGCTGTTAAACAGGAGATTGCAGGTTTAGACACAATGTTAAAGGAAGAAGGCGATGCTTTGACTTCAGCAGAAGTCGCACAGCATGTGATACGCAGAAATAATCTAGAGCGTAAATTGGATAAGATTGAGACAAGCCAAGTTAATACGAATAATTTAATTCGTAAGCAACAGGTTTTACGTCAACAGTCTGACAAGTACGTAAAGGAAGCTTACCCTTTTGTGAGTGACCAAAAGAGTGAGATGTATGGTGTTATGAAGCACCAAGCGTATCCATTGTTGGAACAGCTCATGGGGCCGAACTTCAAGAACCATCCTAGTGATATGATAATGGCGGCAGAATTAAGTAAAATGATGGTAAATTCACAAAAATATGAACAATTGCTTGGCAACACGCCTGCACCACGTTCACAACCTGCACCGATGGCAGGCAATTCACCAAGAACTGCACCACAAGCTAAAAGACCAGTGGACTTTAAGCGTGCGGTAGCTGATAACAGAGGTGGAGATGTCAGTCGTTTTGCGGAATTGTTACATGATTCGGGTCATTCGTGGAGGCCGGGCAATTAATGAAGGAGTAATAGGATGGCAACATTTCAAACATACCAAGCTGGGACAATGTCTATCGGTGTTGGTGGTTTACGTGAAGATCTTCTGGATATAATCGTAAATATATCACCTACCGAAACGCCAATGCTTTCTGGCTTTAAAAAATCTAAAGCTAGTGGCACAGTGCATGAATGGGTCACTGATACTTTAGGGACAGCTACAAATACAACGGTTGTGGAGGGAGCTGACTTTTCAGATCCTACCCTAACCGCAAGAGTAAGGCATAGTAACTACTGCCAGATCAACCGTGAAGGGTTCCAAGTATCGGATACCTTGGATGCGGTAGATAAAGTTGGTATTAAGGGTGGCGAGTATGAGTATCAACTAGCCAAAGCTCTTAAGAATATCGCTCGTGGCATGGAAGTTGCGATTGTAAAAGGAGAGTCTGCTGCAGGTTCTGCTTCAGTAGCAAGAGGTTCTAGAGGAATCAGTGATAGTACCACAGGTGGTACAGGAACTGGTTGGTTAACAACTAATTCAGCTACGATGGGAACTAATGATATAACGGAAGTTGTATATAACAATATGTTGCAGGAGATATTCATTCAGGGTGGAAATCCTGATACGGCATATGCCCACGGTTGGAATAAACGAAAGATTTCTGCTTTCACAGCAGGCTCAACGAAAAACATTGAGTCCTTCGCTAAGAAGTTAGTGCTTTCGGTTGACGTATACGAGAGTGATTTTGGACTACAACGTATCATACTTGATCGTTATATGCCCGAAAAAGCTGTCAGTATATTGCAGAAGGATATGTGGTCTGTAGCAATGCTACGTCCAGTTAAACATACCCCACTTGCAAAGGTTGGATCAGCCCGAAGGGGAATGGTTGAATCTGAGTGGACGTTGGTTTCTTATAACGAGAAAGCCAGCGGAACGGTCTTTAACACATCAACTTCGTAATACAGTTGATAAATCTAAATGAGTATGGGAGGGGCAACCCTCCCTTACTTATACTTTATTATGAATGATAATTACACATTAGACCAGCTTGCTACACGTTTAGAATATACAAAGCCTAATGATTTCGCAAAGGGTAGTCTGGGTATAAAGCATATTCAGGATACCGATCCAGTTGGAAGAGAGGCGAAGGATGTTCGCACTTATAGCGACAATGGTTTCTCAGATGAAAGGTCGCTGAGGAAGATTGGCAGTATTCCTTCAGTATTCCTCATGCAAGAAAAATATAAAGACATAGTCGATGGTGACCAGAAATCTATGCAGAAAGCAGTCAAGCGTTTCTTCTCTGATCATCCAGAATTCAGAACCTGTAACCAGAATTTTTAATTATGTTAACTACCTATGGTGGTGAATCAACTGAAGTTACTAAAGAAACTCCAAAGGAATCTCCTGTGGAATCTCAATTACGCACAAGGTGTGCAATTCTTGAATCACAGATAGATGTTCTTAAAAAGCAAGTAGAGAACCAAGTAGTTATGATAGAGAACCTTGAGAAGTTAAAGAAAAATAACGAAGAGTTACCACCGGGTTATCATTTATGAATAGCATGACAACAATGATTACTGATTTCTTACATAGGACGTGGCTGAATATACAGCTATGGTGCATAGTTTACCTTAGATAATGGAATACACAAAAGTTTGTGGCATTGTTCGTGATAAGGGAGCTAGTGGTTTTTACAGGATTGAGCAACCGTTAACTTTCTTAGACGATGAGAATGGTTTTGATGTTGCTATTGGTGGGTCAGGCAGTGGCATGGATAATAGCTTGTTCCAGTTGTTGCAAACATGCGATGTTGTTATTTTACCTCATGCGACAAGCGAAGAGTCTTTACGCTTGGTAACCGTAATGAAGGATATGTCTCCTTCAAAGAAAGTTATTATTGATCATGATGATAATATTTTTGTAGAGAACAATGAAAATAAGTTAGAGATAGCAAAGGAAATTCTAGAAAAAGCAGATGGTGTTTTTGTATCTACAGCAAAGTTAGCAGATGTGTATGGTGAGTATAACGATAACATTACTGTGTTACCAAGTTCCTTAGATTTAAATATATGGAAACCGTACAAGATTGAGAAGGATAAGAACATTATAATCACATGGCATGGTGATTCTTCTCATTACGAAGACTTAAACGAAATATCTTCTGAGTTAAAAAACATATCAACAAAACATGAAAACGTTAAGATTGTACATCATGGTTTTGTAGATATAAAGGTTCATCCATACAAACAGATTTTATTAAACGCAGACATAGGAATTATTCCTTTAGCTGATAATGATTTAAACAAAAGTAAAAGCCCTATCAAGTGGATCGAATATTCTGCATTAGGAATACCTTGTGTTGTTAAAGATATAGAGCCTTACTCTAAATTAATTACACATGGTGAAAATGGTTTCTTATATACGAATACAGAAGAGTTTGAATTTTGGGTGGACAAGCTTGTTGAACATTCATCTTTACGTGAGCGTATAGGTAAAGCATCACAAGAATATGTCCACGAACACTTTGATGCAAGTAAGAATAGTAAGTATTGGGCTGAAGCAATTAAAACAATAACGGAGAAAAAATGTCTCTCACTACACTAAGAGATCCTGTATTACGTGACTTAGGCTTAGACTCAGCGTCCAGTCTTGTTGCTGATTCTAAACAGCGTATCTTGGATTATATTAATGAAGCTATCCAAGAGCTGAACATAATGAATAACTGGTCAATCTTAAAGGAACAGGGAACAATCACCTTGGCTACCAGTACTTCAACATATACGCTTGCATCTAATGCCGATGTAACAAGAATTGTTGGGGAACGATTTTATATAGATGATGAAAATAAATTTGTTTACAAGGTAGCAAGCAATCAAGATTTCCAAGAGTTTGTTATTCAGAATAATACTGGATTACCAATCGTATGGGTTCCTTGGGGAAAGAATGCATCTCAGGTACACCAGATAAAGGTTGATCCAACACCAACGTCAGATGAAAACGGAACGGTAATGACGTATTGGTATACGAAGGATTTATCTGATTTAAGTTCTGATTCAGATACGACACCGTTTCAGGAAGTGGTAATACGTCACATGGTCAAGGCTAAGTATGCAGAGTATGATCAGGATTTCGCCAAGAGGGATCGTGAGATGGCATTAGCTAATAGTTTGTTAAGGAAGTTACTTGGTAGGGACAGGGGTTCTGTCAGGTTTGTCCCATTAACTCGTAAGAATTATAAGGTGGCACGCTGATATGCCAATGAAACAAAAAGTATTTGAGAGTAACAATAAGGGACTCTTCGATATTGCGGTAGGTGAAGGTAACATATCTGCCGATTATGCGACTGAATTACAGAATGCACGTGTTGCGTTGAATGGTGAGGTATCCAAACGAAGGGGCAGAACATTATTCAATACGGTGGCGGCAGGTCATGCGGCAGGAAACAGTATAGATACTTATGCATCAAGTAATAAATCAGCACAGATATCAATGTATTCCAACAACAATGAACAAGTTGGATTTGCAGTAACATTAGGTTCAGATAAGAACATACAAACTGTAGATTTTTTTCTGGACAAGGTTGGCACACCGACAGCAGACAGTGTGATGAAGGCTAAGATATATGCCGTTACTGGTTCGGTTGGAACAAGTGGTTTACCAACAGGTTCTTTGCTTGCAACCAGTATAGATGTTGATGTATCTGTATTGACAGGAACATTTGCTTTTGTACAATTTACTTTTGAGGAACCTTACGCTGCGACTGCTGGTAATTACGCTATTTTGCTTGAGTACAATTCTGGTGATGCCAGTAATTACGTGCGTATCGGTACTGATTCTTCCTCTCCTACTCATGGGAGTAATGCTTTCGCTACCGATACTGTTAATACTGGTTGGGCTGCTGATACAACACAGGACATAATATTTGAACTGGACAGTGCAGGGCCAAACATAGACTCTTTAA